TCATTCCACATTTGGTAAAAGTCTTTTTTAGTAGGTGATAGTTCGACAGCATTTATTTCTTGTTTTGTAATCATCTTAATTTACTCCTTAATTATTGATTTTCAGGTTCAGTATTTAATAATAAAATTTGTACTGAGTCAGGTTCAAAATCAATTTGATTTATAAATTTTATTTTACAATATACTTTTCCTTTTTCAGTTCTAGGTTGAATAATATCAATATCTTTTCTTTCAACATGTATTTGAGGCACAAATAAAGCAATTTGAGTATAAATCATATCTCTTAGTTGTTCCTTTAATACATAATTATTTTGTTCAAAAGTAAAATGTTTTAACATTAAACCAAAGTAAGGATCGCTAACTAATTCACCGCGTTCACTTAATAAGGTAAGCATCAAATTTTGTAGCGTTGCTTTTGGCTGTTCTGATGTTTTCCAAACATTAGTACTGCCTGAATTAAACATCTTTGGAAATTTAATACTTCGCATGTTAATACTCCTTTAAATTTTATACATATAATTTAGCAATTTATTAAAAATAAATTTATTAAAAATAAAAATGAGTATCTAAATAAAATACTCATTTTAGTTAAATACTGGACCATCCTCATCGCCACTAATTTTTGTAAGACCAAGGGTAGTAGTATATCCTTGTTCACTTACTAAATCAGTTTGTGATGTGATTAAATAAAGTCCAGATGCAATATGTTTGTGTCCACTTGGGAAGATTACGTTTAATCTTACATAACTCATTAAAGTTGCTGCTCTCAATAAGCCTTGTAATTCAATTGTTGCAGTAATAGGATACTTAGTTACCTTTGTCCACCAACGTAAGTCTTCAGCTCTTGTTAGATAATTATCATTTTTAGAAGTGATAGTTGGAGCATAAACATTTTCCCATTGTCCTTGACTATTTAATTTTTGTACATATTCTTCAGTTTCTAATGATTCATTATAGTCATACATTAAAGTATAACCTTCATTATCTGCCACACTAAATTTTCTAACAATAGTTCCTGTATTTCCGAAACCAATATCTATAACTAAAGCATCAGATCTTTCTACTTTATGAGATACTTTTTTTACTTTTAAATAGGCACCTGTGGTAGAAAAATCATCATTATATATTTTATCATAGGTTGTATCATCATGGAAAGATAAAACATAAATATCAGTATTTGCACGGTCATTAGTTGTGCTATTTGCAGGAACCATACAACTAACTAAGTAATTAATATAGTCAATTGTAGAAATATTTGTTTTTGTGTCTAGTTGAACAAATTTATCATCACTGTCAATTAGTTGATGGATGTTACTTTCTGTGATTCCTGGAAATAAAGAATGTATGCCTTTAGAAGATTTGTTATATAATACTAAATCTTTGATAAGGTCACTAGGCCTCTTATATCCACCTAAGAAAGTATGATTAGATGCTTGATTTAGTGCACCAGTTGATACTGCCTCAACAGTATAATTTATAACTGCAGTTGGTAATGAGAAATTACTCTTAACAGTAGTAATCAAAGCTTCCTCATCTTTATAAACATAAGAAGGCATACTCATGTCGCCATAACTAAAGACAATCTTACGAGTCTTGCTTACACTTGAAAATACTTTTTCAAAGAAGTTTGGATCATCTGTTTGTTTAACTGGATATGATAAGCTTAAAGTATATTGATTTACTTGACCATTTACTTTTTTAATAGATAAACTTTTTACAAAGTTAGGATATTGAACATTATAAGTAGTAAGATATTGACCATCATCTCCCTTGGTATTTTTAGCAGTTTTAGTAAATACACCGAAAGTATAATTACCAATTACTACTTTAATCCAAGGCACTTGAATTCTAGCCGCAGGAGCTAGAATATTTTTACTATTTTCGAGTAATGCCATTATCGTTCAACTCCAAAGGCAATACCAGAAATATTAGGAATTTTTAAAGTGGAATAATGGTCTGATAATTTATCAAATAAATGGAATATACAATTAAATTGAGCTATAACCCACCAGTAAGTTGGATTACTATAATAGGTTAACGCTAGATTTTCTAAGGTATCAGTTGATACTACTTTATGTAGTATGTATGAAGAATCCTTTTTAATATTTAATCCAATACCAACTACTTCAGTATTATATTTTTCATTATAATAAACAGGACTTGTAGTATATCTTGATCGATAATCATAAGATATATAATGTTTATTTTTTAATTCATCCATAGACTAAACCTCCTAGTCTGCATCAAAACCCATTTTAGTATGTCCGTCTGCTCTATTTCCTTTAAATGTTTGTACAACACCTCTAAATCCACCGTTTGTATATACTGAAGTTGCATCATAAGGATCAATTTCAGTAATAGTCAAACTACACTTAACACAAGCATATTTATCATTAGATAAGATTGGTTTTTCATAGCCAAGACCTATTGCTTGTGATAATACTCCCTTAATAAATATTTCATTACCAAGTCTAAGAGCTACTAAAGGTGGTTCAATACTCTTATTATTTACATTGTATTTAGGCAAAACACAAGCTCGTAAAGCTCTAATTAGATTATCTACATAATCTTCACCTTCACCTTGTTTAGAATTACTATAACCAATATTTATTTCATCCATGATATCTCTATGAAGTGCAATATCTATATTAACTGTTCTAGGACCAGAATTACTATAAGTTACTACAGGAGCAGTTCTACCAAGAGCGCTAGTCTCTGTAAAAGTAGACTGCATACTGTCTGTAATCATATCTGGCCAACAAGGTAATTGCCAATATTGTAAGTCTTCATCTAAATGAGATATATAAATATAATTTGCACCTAATGGTTCGCCATCAGTGCCTAAAGGTCTACTATCTGCCATAACCATTACCTCCATCTGCATAAATATCTATACTTGCAATTGTATCATCAATTGCTTTAGTACCATCATAATCTTTAAATACAGATAACTTAGGATCAATTGCAATTAAAGCATCCAATAATCCTGGAACTTTAAATAATGATATTAAATTAGCTGTCGAATAACTTGGTTGATCTCCTCTAGACTTATTATACTTATTTAAAGCTTTATTTAATCTAGTTAAATAGTCAGTTTTATAATTACTCTCAACAATCTTATCTACATATCCTAAGATATCACTATTTTTATCTAAAGTATTAGCCTTAGTATTCATATATTCATATAAAACAAACTTAATTTTATCAGACCATAAGGTATCATTTATAATATCTGGAGTATTTTTATTGATTAACTCTTTTACACGTTTTATATTATCTTCATTTTCATCTAAGTGGGTAATAGACATTTCAGTTAAATAATCAACCAATCTATCAGCAAATGGATAAGATTCACCTGTATTTATCTTTAGTAATTGTAAAGTTGTGATTGGTGTAAAGTTTTCATATTTATCAACCTCAGCATAGTTATATGCATTATAATTTGCACGTCTACTCCATACAAAATCTTTTTTATTAAATACTTCATTATTATATGCAGTAAAATTTCCTTCTAAAATAACAATAGATGATTTTACATTTGTAGGAATTTTAATAAATAATTTTAGATTTTGTTCATGTTGAGCTAAGTCTGCTAATAATTCTTCTTGAGATAGTCCGGAATTATTATCAAATAAATTTGTTGATAACTTAGTAAGCTTGTCATATAACACTGGTGTTTTGAATTGCATACTATTGAAGTATGTATATGTTGCCTTAGGTAAATTACTAAATTTTCCATTAGTTTGTACTAGCTTACTTAAGTTTGTATCATATAATCCACAGAAGACTTCTACATAAGATTTACACTCAATTGCAATAGTATATTCTTTACATAATTTAACAGGTACCATATAAATTTTATAATTTGAATCTGTAGTTTTAAACTCACCTGTAACTGTAGATGTACTACTAGTTTCTGGAATTTCTATTGAAAAATCTAATAAATTACAAGTACGATTACTAAAACAATTATATAGTGGCATCAAATCTAAATCATTATAATCTCTTTGAAATCTTAG